CGGCGCTGGCATCGGCCTACACCGAATCCGGCACGATGGGCGCGAAACTCAACACGGCCAGCAGCGGCGGCGTGGACTACGCAGCACTTGCCGATGCAGTCGTGGCGGCATTGGAAGCCGCAACGATCCCCGTCAACACCGTGCAGATCAAAGGCCAGACGATCAGCGGATCAGGCAGCCAGTCTGATCCTTGGGGCCCGTGATGGCCTCGGCTTGGGGGCTATCGTTTGGTGCGGCTTGGGCTGATGCCTGGGGCGTGGTGCTGGAAGATCAGCCCGTTGCAACACCGCCAAAGCTGGCCACCGTCATTCCAATCCGTGAGGAATCACGCGCTCGCCGTCGTCGTACGCCAGCGATCCCGCTGGCCTCGTTACGGCCAGTCGACCATAGCCTCGATGATGAAGAAGTGCTGCTGATGGTCGGCGGTCTGTAGCCCGTCCCATTTTGCCTAAACTTGGGACTGGCACCGGTGTTTGATGCTCGCCCATGAGCGCACAAACCCGAAAGCTACCGATGCAAACCCGCCTCGCCGTGCTCACTCCGGCAAGTTTCAACGCGGAGTCACGCACTGTCGAAGTGACCTGGACAACGGGCGCCGCCGTGCGTCGGTACGACTTCTGGTCGGACGAAACCTACGACGAAGAATTGGAGATCAGCGCCGCCGCGATTGACATGGCGCGATTTTCGACCGGTGCCGCGCCCGTGCTGGACAGCCACGCCACGCGTGGGCTTGAAAACCAGCTTGGCGTGGTCGAACGCGCATGGATCGACGGCAACGTCGGCAAGGCCACGTTGCGGCTCAGCCAGCGCGAAGACGTGGCGGGCATCGTCGCCGACATCGCTGCCGGAATCATCCGCAATATCAGCGTCGGGTACAGCGTGCAGCAGTACCAGATCACCCGCTCGCCCGGACAAGTTGCGGTCTATCGCGCTGTGCGGTGGACGCCCTCCGAACTCAGTTTCGTCACCGTGCCAGCCGACCCAGGCGCGACCACGCGTGACGCTCCCGCGCAGGGCTCTCCCTGCCTTTTCACCACCCGAGGTAATGCAATGGACCCGAACGATAACGGCGGCATCGCCGCACCTGCCGCCGACGACGCGGCCAACATTGAGCAGCAGCAACGCGCCCAGCGTGAGGCCGCCGAAGCGGCCAACGTACGCAGTGCCGAAATCGTTGCACTGGCGACCCGTCATGGCATGACGGACAAAGCCGAAGGCTGGATTCGTTCCGGCAAGCCCATCGGCGACATACGTGCCGACGTGCTGACGGCATTGGTCGCGGCGGACCAGGCGCGTGGCGGCAACTTCAACCATGTTGTGCCTGGCATGGACGAAGCGGACAAGCAGCGCGCCGCCACCGAAGCGATGTTGTTGCATCGTGCGAATGCCATCGACCCAGCAACCAAAGCCCGCGTGCAGATCGAGCGCGACAACCCGATGCGCGGCTACACGCTGTTGGAGTTGGCCCGTCGCTCGTTGGAGCGGACTGGCGTTCGCACCGATGGCCTGGCGAAGCTCGAACTGGTTGGCCGTGCATTCACGCAGTCCGGTTCGGATTTCCCGGTGTTGCTGGAAAACACCATGCACAAGGCGCTGCAAGGTGCTTACGCTGTGGCCGCCGACACATGGTCGCGTTTCTGCGCCCGTGGCTCGGTCAGCGATTTCCGCGCTCACAACCGCTATCGCACGGGAAGCATCGGAAATCTGGATTCCCTCAGCGAGCTTGGCGAGTTCAAGCACAAGGCGTTGCCGGATGGCGAAAAGGCGACGGTGACCGCTGGCACCAAGGGCAACATTGTTACCCTCAGCCGTCAGGCCATCATCAATGATGACCTCAGCGCCTTCGTGGGTGTGCTGAACATGTTGGGCCGTGCCGCTGCCCGCACCATCGAGGCCGATGTGTACACGCTGCTGGCCAGCAACCCGACGCTGGAAGACGGCGTCGCGTTGTTCCACGCCACGCACGGCAACATTGGCACGGGTGGCGCGCCGAGTGTGACCTCGTTCGACAACGCGCGCTCGCTGATGGCCGCGCAGACCGATGTCAGCGGTAACGACTACCTCGATCTGCGTCCGTCGATCTGGCTTGGCCCGACTGCCTCTGGCGGTTTGGCTCGCGTCGTCAACGGCTCGCAGTACGACCCCGACGCCAACAACAAGCTGCAGCGCGCCAATGCGGTGTACGGGATGTTTGCGGATGTCATCGACACCCCGCGCATTTCTGGTACCACCTGGTACGCGTTCGCCAGCCCCGCCGATGCACCGGTCATCGATGTGTCGTTCCTCGACGGCAACGACGCCCCGTTCCTTGACATGGAAGAGGGCTTCAGCGTCGACGGTGCCCGCTACAAGGTCCGTCTGGACTTCGGCATCGCTGCCATCGACTACCGCGGTGCGATCCGCAACGCAGGCGCCTAAGCCACACCAAGGGACAGCCCGCATTGGCCGGGCTGTCCACACATCACACGCGAGGAAGTTATGGCAAAGAACTATGTATCTGACGGCAACGTCATCAACTGGACCAACGGCACTGGCTCTGCGGTGTCTTCTGGCGATGTGGTCGCAACGGGCCACTGCATCGGTGTCGCGCTGGTCGACATCGCCAACGGCGCCACCGGCTCCGTCGCAGTCGAAGGCGTGTTCACCGTGCCGAAGGTATCGGCTGCGGTATTCACCCAGGGCGAAAAGTTGATCTGGGACGCATCGGCAAGCGCGTTCGACGACTCGGCTGCCACGCCTGCCACGGGCGATATCACGGGCGGCGCGGTCGCATGGATTGCGGGTGCCAACACCGAGACCACCTGCACCGTGAAGCTCACTCCGGGCAACGCGACCAAGACTGCCTGATGACCCGGCGCGGGGCTGATTCGGCCCCGCGCACTCACCGCACCCGGACAAAGCCCGATGACTGACCACGATAACCAGCCCTCTCGTCCAGGATTGGAGCGCCACGTGCAAAGTGCTGCACTCACTATTCTGATGCTGTTGATGGGCTGGGTTGGCAATACGCTGATCGCCGTCGACAAGCGTACGGCCGTGATCGAAACGCAGTTCGGGACGCTGGCCGCACAAGTGGCGCAGTCGCAGCCCGCACGCGAGGCGGCGCGGGATATGGCAGAAGTCAATCGGCGCATTGATTCGATCGAGGCGCGGTTGCTGCGTGAGCGCGAAGAGCGCGCCATTCGGGCGCCGGAGTCGGATCGCTGATGTCCGTCGCGCGCACCATCGCGATTCGTACCGCCATCGTGCTGGGGCTGTCCGGCACGGTGGTTGGCTACTACGAGGGCATGGTGCCCAGCACCTACGCCGACCCAGTCGGCATACCCACGATTTGCTACGGCCACACCGGCCCCGATGTGCAGTGGGGCGACACCCGCACCGCGGAACAGTGCGAAGCATTGAAGCAATCCGACATGCAGGCCGCCCTGGGTGGCGTGCTGCGCTGCACCGGCCCGCAATTGGCCGACCACGAATACGCCGCGCTGGTGTCTTTTACCTACAACGTCGGCGGCACGGCGTTCTGCAACAGCACCATGGCACGCCAGATCAACTCGGGCGCACCAGCCACCGTCTGGTGCAGCCAGTTGGATCGCTGGGTGTACGCCAAAGGCATCAAGCTGCCCGGCCTTGTCAAGCGGCGCGCTGCCGAGCGCGCATTGTGCGAGGGCCGCGCATGATGATGCGCCGCGCCACCGACATCAAACCCAACGCGCTGCTGTCACCGCGTGTTGCGGCATGGCTGACCAACTGGGGCCCGAAGATCCTGATCTGTCTGTTGTTGATCCTGATGGGCTACGCCATCGCCGACATTACCGGGGCAAAACAATGATCCCGCCGTCCGTCGTGCTCACGCTGATCCTGATCGTCTCGGTCATCGGCAACGTCTGGCAGCTTGTTCATGCGGCCAACAAAACCGCATCGGCGGACCACGTCGCCGAAACCGCCACGTCCGCGAATGCCGAGTGGGAATCCACCGCCCTGGCCTTGCAGTCCAGTCTTGCGCAGTGCCAGCAGCAATGGGCACTGCAGAACCAATCCGCCGCCACCGCTATCGCCCAGGCACGTCAGGGCCGTGCCGAAGCACAGCGGCAGGCGGATGCCTGGAAAACCCGATGGGACGAGCGCACCGCCTCGTGCGATGCCTCGCTACAGCAGATGGAGGTCGCATGCGCGCATCTATCGCTGTATTAACCGACGTGCCGCGTGTCGCAAAACAGATGAAGACCTTAGCACGCACATTGGCTGCCCCGTTCCCGTACTTTGGCGGGAAGTCGCTGGCGTGCGAGACAGTGTGGGCCGCGCTGGGCGACCCCGAAAACTACGTGGAACCGTTCGCAGGCTCGGCGGCCATGCTGCTGGGCCGACCCAACGTGGGCAAGGTTGAGACGATCAACGACGCGGACGGGTTCGTGGCGAACTTCTGGCGCGCTGTTTCGCTGGATGCCGCCGAGGTGGCGCGGCATGTGGACTGGCCGACCAACGAAGCCG